TGTGCATGATGCGGTGACCTCCGAAGCCGGTTTGCCACTCACCTTCTCCGCCTCGGGAGCTTCGACCATCCCTGCGGGAACTGTGACGGCTCGACAAAGCTGGCTCTCGGACTTCTACAGCGTCAGTGGTCAAGCCCTCGTCGGTTCTGTGCGCAGCTACCAAGCAGATGTGGCGCCCATTCCCCCGCAAGGCACGGGAGCCCTTCCTGCGACCTTCCTGCCGGCCAATCAAGCGATTACCCCGGTCAATATCGCCGCCCTCGCCCAGGATGTGCAGGGCGATACCCTCTCAGTCTCCATCAGCGGGTTACCCGCCGGCTTGAGTATCAGCGGCCAGACCCTAATTGGGACCACGGGCGGCAACGCGGTGACGCCTGTCACCGTCACCTGGACCAACAACAGCACCGATAGTGCGAGTGCGACCTATAACCTTGTGATCGGCTCAGAAGTGATGCCGAACCTTGCCGGGCTCATTGGACCTGGGATTATTCCGGGACTCCTCGCAGGACTCTATGTCGGAGTCACTTTCGGCTCGGGGCCTGATCCCAACCCTGCAGGACCTTCCCCTGTGGGTACGGTGATTGCCCAGAATCCTGTGGCCGGGGCACCGTTGACTCCCGGGAGTACGGTGCTGGTGACGCTCTCGAACGGTCAAGCCCCTGCGGTGACCAATCCCAATGCGGTGGGGAACGTCATCTCCTCGCAGTTGCAGACGACGTATTCCCTGGGGTCGATTCTCTCCTACGGGGTCTTCGAGGATCGCGGGGCGACGACCATGAGCGCGAACGATCCTCCGGGGATGGTGTATCGCTTCTGTGCGGTGCCGGCTTCAGCCGAAATCATCGAACTGCAGATCATGAACGATGCGAACCCTTCGGGGTCGTCGTACAAGATCGGCCTCTACGGCTTCAACCAAGGGCCTTTGGTCATTCCCGGCTCGGATTCGCTGCTCATCCCGGCAGGATTGAGTCTGGATGTCGCACGACCTTTTTGGACGAGCCTCTACACCCCGATCAAGATCAATACGCCGGCCTCGGTGGCCAATGTCGGCAAACGCGTGTGGGAGCTTTTGGGCTTCTCTGCCGATCCCTCACCCCCGACGCAGGATGTACTCTACGACGTGTGCATGACCGCGATCACCCCCGGACAACTGGGGGGCAATATCGCCTTGCGCATTCTCTATCGTCGAGGACCGGACCGCGGAATGATTGCCGCAGCGAGTGTGAAGTAATGCCCTCCAAATCCCCCGCCCAGCATCGCCTGATGGAAGCCGCGGCCCATGACCCGAAGTTCGCCAAGAAAGCTGGCGTACCCGTAAAGGTCGCGAAGGAATTTACCGCTGCGGACAAAGCGCAGCACGTCAAGAAGCTCGCCCAGGCGTTGAAACGGTGATTAGGAATTCAAACGGATTCATAGGAAATCAAAATGCGTGGTGGGGCTAGGGTAGGGGCGGGTCGCAAGAAAGGCGTTCCTACGGCCGCTACGAGGCGCAGGCAAGAGGTGGCGTTACGGGCTCTAGAAGCCGGCATCACCCCGCTTGAGATCATGCTGGAAGCGATGCGCGTGGCGTACGAGCAGGGCGGGGCGGTTGCCGCGATTCAATACGCCAAGGAAGCCGCGCCTTACATCCATCCGCGTCTGTCGAGCGTGGAGGCCAACGTGCAGGGGTCTTATCTCCCGGCTCCTGCTCCGCAAGCGATTCCCGTGGAGGAACGCGAGCCGTTCAATGCTTGAACCCTGGCGGGCGCAAAAAGGCCCGCAACTGGAGGCGATCCGCAAGCATTGGGTCGATGAACTCTTCTACGGAGGAGCCGTTGCAGGTGGCAAGAGCGATTTCCTCTTGGGAGATTTCGCACAGGATGTTCCCCAGGCGTGGGGCTCTCATTGGCACGGCATTCTCTTTCGCAAAACCCATCCGCAGTTGGAAGAACTGATTGCTCGAAGCCAGGTGATCTATCCACCGTGGTTTCCGGGGGTGCATTGGCAGGAAGGTAAAACCACCTGGGTCTGGCCCAATGGCGCCACTCTCAAAATGCGCCATCTGGAGTCTACGACGGACTGGATGAACTACTGGGGGCATCAATACACCTGGATCGGGTGGGATGAGCTGCCGCTGTGGCCGGACATGTCGGCCTACATCAAGCTCAAAGCACGGTTGCGTTCGGCCTATAACGTTCCGAACAAGCGCGTCCGGTCTTCCGGCAATCCTGGAGGACCCGGACATCAAACGGTCAAAGCTTACTTCCGCATCGACCAGCACCCCCTAGGCGGCGTCATTTTCGAGGAGGGTGGGGCAACCCGGCTCTTTGTGCGTGCCCGTCTCAAAGATAACCAGATCCTTCTCAAAGCTGATACCGGCTATGAGGATCGATTACGCGGCTTGGGCTCTCCAGAACTCGTGCGAGCCTGGCTCGAGGGCGACTGGAATGTAGTCGCAGGGGCGTTCTTCCCGGAATTCTCCGAAACCAAGCATGTCATTCCGCCTTTTGAGATCCCCGAGCACTGGGCGCGCATTCGCTGTGGGGACTGGGGCTCGGCGAAACCCTTTGCCATCTTGTGGCTCGCGGTGAGTGATGGCTCGCTCGAACACGTTCCACGTGGAGCATTGATCGTTTATCGGGAGTGGTATGGCTGGAACGGCCAACCGAATGTGGGCTGTCGCATGACCGCTCCCGAAGTTGCTCAGGGTATCCGTGAACGCGAACGGGATGAAAAACTCTCTGATGAAGTGCTCGACCCCAGTGCGTTCGCCCGGGATGGAGGCCCCTCTATTGCCGAGCGCATGGATTTGAACTGGCGGCGCGCCGATAACGCCCGGGTCGGCAAGTTAGGCGCCATGGGCGGGTGGGATCAGGTCCGCGCCAGATTGAAGTCGGATGAGGATGGCTTGCTCATCTTTTCAACTTGTGTTCATCTCATTCGCACGTTGCCGGCCTTGCAGCACGATCCGCACAAGGCCGAGGACGTCGATACGAATGGCGAGGACCATGCTCCGGATGCTTTAAGGTACGGGTGCATGTCCCGGCCCATCGTTCGGGACAAGCCCGCGAGAGAACCTCGCCGCTTTCCAACAGACCTCACGTACAACGAGCTGTTGAAGCGGGCGAGAGACAAACGCCTCGCGGAGAGTTAGAGATGCCATCGGCTTATACGCCCCGGGGGGCCAATAGCAATCCCCCGACCGCTCAGGCGCAGATTGCCGTCACTGCTTCGCAACAGCCCCTCACGATCCCGGGGGCGCCGTTTGTTTCCGATACCCCTGCGCGCTTCATGGTCGATGGCACCGTGCCCATTACCTGGTGCTACGGCAATGAAGCGGGACTGACGGTCAATAACGGCGTGCCGATGGTCGCCAATTCCGTGGAGCTGTTCTCCATTCCCTCAAACGTCACTCAGATTTCAGTCATTGCCGCAGGTACGGGCTCTACGCTGCGTATCGTGGTAGGAGATGGTGTGTAAATGAGTAGCTACGGCGTCGTTCAAGCGCAGGCGTATTCCGCTCAGGCGGGTCCCACCATTACTGCAGCCGCTCTCACCGAGTGCCTGGATGGTTTGGGCCGCTTTCCCTGGTCGCCTCTGCCACCGCCGAAGGTCAATGACCTGCTGCGCTTCACCATGGAGGGGATTATCTCCTGCGTGGTGACGACTCCCGGAACGGCACGGTTTGGGATCTACACCGCGCCCACTTCAGGAATCCTCATTGCCGATTCGGGTGCGATCAACCTCAACACCACCGCGAAGACCAACGTCCCTTTCCGCTTGGAAGTGCTCATCAAGATTCTGAGCATCGGCTCGGGAACTGCAGCAACGGCAGCCAGCTCCTTCCGCTTCGAGTCCGAAGCGATCAATGGCGCGGCAGCAGGCTTGGCGAACGTGGTGCTGATTGAGAATGGAGCCGGAACGGGGTTCGACTCGACTATTACGAACACCATGACCTGCTTCTTCACCCAGACGGTGGCCACAGGAAGTTTCACGAAGAAGTCCAACGCCTGGTACCTGGATACCTGATGTGCTGGGTTATCTCAATCGTGAGGGCTTTTCGGTTGTAGGGGGCAACAACCCCAGCAACACCAATCCGCTGCTGCTGAACTTAGGCCAGGTATCGTATTTCGATACCCAGCAGATGTTCATCAACATCGCCAAGCAGGCGGGCTCCAATGACCCCTTGGCGACCTGGATTCCCACCGTGGGGACTGGCGCCGGGAGCACGGGCGAAGAACAGTACGTTCAGTACGATTCCGACGGCTATGTCAAATCTCTGACTGCATCCCCGACGCCGGGCGGAGGCCAAGTCTTCACCGCCGTCGGCAGTGCGATCTTCGTCAACATGGCGACGATCGCCGGGGTCTCGGTGCCGTACCCTTCCGGCAGTTACACCCTCCAAGCCCAGGGGGCGGGGACCTGGGTGTTTGGGGCGGACGTGCAGTCGGGGAGTTTGGCGACCTCGAGTCCCAATATCTCCGTGTCGGGCCTGACGATCACGAGCACCGCCAGTTCAGGGGTGACGTGGGCGGTGACGTTCAATATTCCCACGCCTAGCAGCGGGGGGATTCGGTTCTGGATCACGGCCATCTCAGGCACGAATTACTTCAAAGCCGTCACGATTTGCCAATCCTCGCTGTTGTCCTCTCTCAACGGGGGCAGCATCTTTCATCCGAACTTTCTCACCGCTTTACAGACCGCGCCGTGGAAAGTGCTGCGTTTCATGGACACGCTGGTGACGAATCACCAGCTCATCGGAGGCAGCAGCGGCTTTCTCTTTGACCTGACGTTGGTGTCAGCGAATACGGGGGCGACCTCGGTCACGTTGAAGAACCAGACCCAGTTCCCCTGGCTTCCCGGGACCTACACGGTCACTTTCAGTACCGGACAGGTGCTCACCGCAACCACTACGGCCGGGAGCGCCGTTCTCGCATTGAGTGGGGCCATTACCGGCTCGCCATCCTCTTACGTCTGGGCGCAACTGCAGACCAACTGGAGCGACCGGCCCCAGGTGAGCAATTACGCCTATACGACCGATAAAGGCGTGCCGTACGAAATCTGTCTCGCCCTGTGCACCTTGGTAAGTGCGAATGCGTGGATACCGATTCCGGCAGGCACCGGGAGTTCCTACTGGAATTCCTTGGCCACCCTCATTCTGGCCAACCTGCCGAGCAGTCAGAAGGTCTATCTCGAATATTCCAATGAGCCCTGGAATGGCAGCTTTGCGACCTTCAGTTGGTCGCGTGCAGTCTCGCCCGCAATTCTCGGGGGCACGACCGATGGGGCGCAGTATGTCGGGGCACAAACCGCATTGCTCGCGGATCAGTTTGCCACGGTGTATGGCTCGCCGGCCTTTGATAACCAGGTCGTGGTGTCCATGCCCGGTCAGGCGGCCAGTACCGGTTACATGACCGATGCGCTCTCCACCCCCAACTGGCCTTTTACGGTGCCGTGGCAGCGCACCTCGGGGAGTGGGCAGAAGACCATCAAGTCCGGTCACATCGCCCCGTACATCGGGCAGGGCAACATTCTCGCGGCAGATTTCACGCATCTCACCGGTCAGGGTGATGGCGGCTATACGGACTTTTTTGCCTCCCTCACGGCCAATCCGGTCAACGGCTACACCTTTAGCGATCCGAATGGCCCGACAGCATTACCCGCAGGCGGATGGTGTGGGGAGGCTGCCGCATGGGTGACGAATCATGTCAGTGCTATGGCTTCTTTCGGGCATCTCCCGATTGTCTGTTATGAGGGGGGTTGGCAGTTCACCGCGGCAGGTTCGGGTTCCGGTCAACAGACGTTCTTGGTGACCGCCTCGCGCGATGCGCGCATGAAGGCGGCCTTGGATACGTACTTCGTTCAGATGGCCGCAGCAGGGACGGTACTGCCGGCGCAATTCGACTTCTGCGACCCCTACGGCACATTCCAGTGGGGGCTGATTGAGTCCGTGATGCAAACCATGTCGCCCATCACCTCGGCGCCGCCGAAGTTGCAGGGAGCGGTGGAGTACGTATGACGGCCACCGTCGACAGCGGCAATGTCGTGGTTCAAACGGTTGCGAGTACCGCAACGACCTTCTCCTTTTCCGTGACGGTGGGGTCGGGGGACAACTTCCTACTGCTGATTGGGGATATCTGGGGGGCGAATATCTCGGGGGCGACCTTCAATAGCGTTGCTCTCACCAAGAAATCCGACAGCGGCGCCACGGCGCCTGACATGGTGAGTTCGGTCTGGTCGCTCGCCAATCCGCCGGTGGGGACGTTCACCCTTGCGGGCACCTTGGCCAGTGCGGCCACGGGCGGCTCCATGGTCTTCGCCGTCCCCATGAGTGGGGTCAACACGACATCGCCTTTGGGAACTGCTTCCTATACCGATAACACTTCAAGCCCTGTGACCACGGTGGCCACGACTGCCACGGGCGCCGGCAGCAATGATATTTACGTGGGCTCAGGGTTCATGACCTGCGCCACGATTGCCAATGTCAACGGCAATATGACCAATCTTGCCAAGAGTGCGCAGTTTCAGGGTCAGATTGCTTCCGTCGATTCGATCGCCGGCACCAATACGGGACTGATGAGCTATTCCGGCACGGGCGGGGGACAAGTTGAAGCTCTCGCGACGGCCATTGCCGTGTTCGGCTCGACGGCAGCGGCTTCTCTTCCGGCCAATACGCGCCTTCCTCCCCCCCTCTTGGGCAGCAAGAAACTGGGACCCCTAGGCCTTGGGGGCTTTGCAATCCGGGCGCGGAACACTCCTCAAGTTCCCCAACCCCCTGCCTTCTCCGGTCCCATCGGCAATCACAGCTACACCCAGAACACTGGAAACCAGACCTTGAACGCGGGGGCGTTCTTCAACGGCGCGACGAGCTATTCGATCTCTCCTTCTCCGGATACCGGCATCACCTTTAACACGGGTACGGGGGTGATCACGACCAACACCGCGACCACCGCGTTGGGCTCTCATGGACCTTATACGGTCACGGGCACCAATAGCGCGGGGTCTACGAACTCCGATGCGTTCACCTTGGGCAATTTCGCCGCCTCCACGGGCCAAGCCTTGTTCCGCCGCCGACTGCATAAATTCATTCAGGCGCACTGATGGCTAAAGCGAAATCCCTGCTCTCCACCGCCGACAAAGCCGCTCGGGAGGCGCGCCGCTGGAAGAAAGAATTGGACCTGGCCGATAAGCGCGAGAAGAAAGACTGGCGCGAGCCTGCGGAAAAGGTCGTCAAGCGCTATCGGGGCGAGGAGAAGAAGAAAAACCGCTTCAACGTGCTGTGGAGCAATACCGAGACGCTCAGACCGGCCATCTACAACTCCCGGCCCACCCCGGATGTCCGTAGACGCTTTCGGGATGCGGACCCGATAGGCAAAGCAGTCTCGGAAGTGCTCGAGCGCGCGCTGATGGTCATGGTGGACTACGAGTGCACGGATCAGATTTTCAAGAACGACACGCTCGATTCATTGCTCGTCGGACGCGGTGTCTCGAGGATTCGCTATATCCCTTCGCTGCGGCAAGTGGGCGAGACCGCAGGCATTCGTCCCGAAGTGGAGGAGGGCAAAGGCCCGGAGGAAGAACACTCCGGGAGTGAAGTCGAGGAGCAGGAAGAAGTCGAATACGAGCAAGTCTTACCCGAGCACGTCGATTGGCACGACTACCGAGAGGGTTACGGACGGGTCTGGGATGAAGTGCCGTGGGTGGCTTTCCGGCACAAGCTGACCAAGCCCGATGCCGAGGGCAAGTTCGGCAAACCCGTTATTTCCCCGGTCAAGTTCTCCACGCCCACGGTGGAGAAAGACGACCACAAGCGCGAGGAAGCGACCGAGACCCAACGCGTCGCAGAGTTCTGGGAAATCTGGGACAAGCTTGGGCAACGCGTCTTTTTCGTCCAGGAGGAAGTCGAAGAACTATTGTTCCCCGAAGACAATCCCGAAGGCGAACCCCCGATTCACTTCTCGGGCTTCTTCCCCTGCCCCGAGCCGATGAAGATCATCGAGAATACGAGTTCGTTGCTGCCCATCATCCCGTTTTCACTCTATGAGCAGCAGGCGAATGAGCTCGACAAGATTTCCGCTCGAATCGATCGCATCACCAATGCTATGCGGTTACGGGGTGTCTATGACGCCAAGCTCTCGGAACTCTCCGATGCGCTCTCGAATGACGATAACGAACTCACCCCGGTTCAAAACGCGCAGGCGTGGATGGATGGGGGCTTGGATAAGGCGATTTCTTGGTTCCCCACCGAGAAGGCTGCGCAGATTCTGGAAGCCCTCTATGAGGCGCGGGAGCGGCAGAAGGCCATCATTGATGAGCTGACGGGCATTTCGGACATCATTCGCGGAGCCACGGACCCGGATGAAACCGCCACCGCCCAGCAGTTGAAGCAGACGAATGCTTCGGTGCGATTGCAACGCATGCAGAAGGAAGTCCAGCGCTATGCCAAGGACATGATGCGCCTGGCCACGGAGGCCATGTGCGAGAAGTTCGCCTGGAGCACCTTTGCGGAGATGACGGAACTGAATTTCCCCTCCGCCTTGCAGAAGCAGCAAGCACAACTGCAGGCCCATGCCCAAGCGCAAATGGGACAACCACCCCCGCCTTCCCCCATTCTCCAGCAGCCGAGCCAGGAAGACTTACTCACCCTGATGCGCTCCTCCGGGATGCGGCGCTTCAAGGTGGACGTGGAGACCGATTCCACTGTAGCGGCAACCTTGAACTCCGACATGCAGGGCATGAGTCAGGTGCTGGAAGCCGTGGGGGTCACCCTTGAGAAAGCCGCGCCCTTGGTCACTTCGGGGGCGCTCCCGGTCGATGCCGTCAAGGAACTCGTCATGGCGGTGGTGCGACGGGCGAAAATGGGCATGGCGGTGGAGGATGCATTCGAGAAGCTACAAGCCCCGAAACCGCCCCCGCCGCCGCCCGAACTCGCCATCACGCAGATGAAAACGCAGTCCGCGGAGAAGATTGCCGCAGGCAAATCCCAGGCCGAGATGCAAAAGGCGCAACTGGATGCGCAGCAGCAAACCCAGGTCAAAGCCGCCGAATTGCAGGCCGAAATGCAGCAAGCGCAGCAGGTGGCGCAAATCGACCTGCAAAAGGATGCCCAGGAAAAGCAGCACGAATTGGCCTTGAAGCAACACGAGGCGGACCTGGAGTTGCGCAAACTCACCCTGCAACTGGAGAACGAGCGGCTGATTGCCGATGCGAACAACCAGACGAAACTCATGATTGCGGAACTGCAGGCGAAAGTGGCCGTCGTCACGCAAGCGAATCAGCAAAAGGCGGATGCGCAGGCGCAGGACAAGGACATCGAGGCTCAGGGCGAGCAGCAAGACAAGCAAATCGATGCCGATCAAGAGCAGGCGAAAGTGGAAGCCGATTTAGCGCCCACGGCGGGAAGTTACCAGGGCGCCGAAAGCCACGTGTAGCACACGGGCACGATTTAGATTAAATACCCGCTCCCAATGCGGCGTCGCTTTATCTGGGATCGCACCCTCCAAACTTTGGTGGAAGTCACCGCCGCCCCCCGTGCTCCTGTGGCGCCTGTGGTCTGGGACGACCTCCCCGCGTATGAATCCCCCATCGATGGCCGGTTAGTCGAAGGCCGCAAGCAACGTCGGGAGGATCTCGCCCGCTCGCGCTGTCGGCCGTATGAAGGTCGGGAACAGGAGCTGAAAGAAGCCGCCCGGGTCCGTGCGCAACAGGAGCGTCAGTTGGACCAGTTGGCCGAGAAGATGGCGCACCGAGGCTGGGCGGAAGCCCCCGAGCGCATTCGCAAGCTCTTTCGGAGTAAATGATGGCGGCAGAGAACATTGACGAAGAAATGGCCGCGGATTGGGCCGCCATTCGCGAGAAACACGCCGAGCCCGAAGTCGAAACGCCTGAGCCGGTCGTCGAGGCCGCGCCTGAAACCCCCGAGCCGGAACCGACCGAACGCCCGCGCGATGCCACGGGCAAGTTCGTCAAGCAAACGCCGGAGGCAAGCCCTGCACCGGCTGCAGCTCCCGATGCAGGGGGCGAGTCTGCCGTCACAGCAAACTCATCTCCGCCCTCGGCGCCTGACCGGGATATCAACCGGCCGCCATCTACTTGGAAACCCCAAGCGCGGGCCGAGTGGGAGAAACTGACCCCGGCAGTTCGAGCAGAGATTCACCGACGCGAATCGGACTTCCTGAACGGCCACAGCCAACTGAGACCCGATGCGGACTTCGGCAAGTCAGTGCGGGAAGTCGTGGCGCCTTATCGGATGCTGATTGAGGCCGAAGGGGGAACCCCCGAACGGGCGATTGGCTCGCTGCTGCGTACTGCGGCGTTATTCCGCGTCGGCACCCCGCAGCAGAAACTGGAGGCTTTGGCCGGCATTGCCCGGCAATACAACGTGGACCTGCGGCCCCTCACCGGTCAATCGCAACCCGCTCAGCCGACTTCCGCACCGTTGCAAGATCCGCGCGTGGATCAGCTCTTGGCGCAGATGAACGCCGAGAAACAAGCCCGCGCCCAGGCCGAACAAGACCAGTTGGAAGGCTCGGTCACGACCTGGATGAACGAGCAGGACGAGAAGGGCCAACCCAAGCGCCCGTACTTGGGGGATGTCATGGCGGAGATGTCTGCGTTGGTCCCACAAATTCGTCAAGCCATGCCTAGCCTAAGTCATTCAGAGGTGTTACAACGCGCCTATGATCAGGCGATCTGGGGCAACCCCGAGATCCGCCCCCTGCTGATGCAGGCGCAAGGGACTGCGCAAGCCCGCGTTACTGAGAACCAGAACCGCGTGCGTGAAGCCAGGCGAGCCGCGAGCGTGAATGTGCCGCGGAGAGCGTCGGTGCCATCCCCCGGCAAACCCGGGTCGATAGACGACACGATCCGTGACCTTGCACGCGAAAAGGGGCTCATCACGTAACGATGTGTACCAGGAGTTCTCATCATGCCCGCGGGCATTACCAGCCTCTTTACGGCGTGGACGGAGCTGGCCTCCACCACGTTCCGCAAGCACTACAGCGACGTTGCCGATAACGTCAGCAAGCACAACGCGCTCTATCGCCGCCTCATGGCGAAAGGCCGCATCCGCACCGAAGATGGCGGTTTGTCCATCGTCACCCCGCTGGAGTACGCCAGCAACTCGACCTACCAGCGCTATTCCGGCTTTGATGCCCTCAACATCAACGCCGTGGATGTGCTCACCGCGGCGGAATATCCGTGGCGGCAGGTCGCAGTCAACGTCGCCGCGTCCGGTTTGGAACTGCGCACCAACATGGGCGAATCGCGGATCATCAACTTCACCAAGGCGAAGATCCGCAACGCCATGAACTCGTTCAAGAACGGGCTCAGCACCGACCTCTATTCCGATGGCACCGCGGCGAACCAGATCAATGGCCTGCAGGCCCTGATTGCCGATGCCGGCACGGGAACCGTCGGGCAAATCAACTCCTCCACCTTCCCCTTCTGGCAGAACCAGGTGCAATCGGCAGCCTCCCCGTTACAGGGCGGGTCGGCACTCACTCTGGGAGCCAGCACCATTGAATCGCTCATGCTGGGGTTGTATGTGGCGCAGACCCGCGGCACCGACCAGCCCGATGTGATCGTGGCCTCGAATGACCTCTACACCTTCTACGAGCAGAGCCAGACCTCCCTGAAACGCTATTCGGGCGAGGAGGCGGACGGCGGCTTTGTCTCGCTGAAGTACAAGAACGCGGATGTATTCTTTGACTCCTCGGGAGGTATTCCGGCCACCCACATGTACTTCGTCAACACCGATTACCTGGAGGCAGTCGCGCATCGCGATGCCAACATGACGGTGATGGACGAGCTGCACAGCGTGAACCAGGACGCGGTTGTGATTCCGGTCCTCTGGATGGGCAACCTGACTTGCTCGAACCGCTTCCTCCAGGGCGTCCTGAAGAGTTAAGGAGACTTTCCATGTTTGCTTCCGTCTACGCACTCTCGGGCTACTCGCCGCTGAATGACTGGTTCGTCTCCGATACGACCCAGCGCCAGCCCCTGGGGCAGCCCATCCTCGCCTGTGATCCTTATTGGGGCACCGGCAAATTCCTCTATCTCAAGTCGAACGATGCGGTGGTGAAAGGCTCCCTCGTGCAGTGGGATGACACCTACCAGGCGACCTTGCTTCCCAACACCGCGAACATGGGCCGACCCTTTGGGGTCGCGATGTACCCAGCCGCCTCCGGAAACTTCTTCTGGGCGCAGGTCGAGGGGCTGGCGGTGTATGCCACCAATGCCACCGTGGCTGCGGATACCGCCATCGGGATTGGCGCGGCAGGCATTGCCGGGACCAACTCAGCCGGTAAACAGCTCCTGGGCGTGCGTAACCGCCGCTCGGCTACAGCCACCATCACCGCGACGGCGAATACGGTGAACGGCTCGAACGTCATCACCGTGCCCAAAGGCTATGACGGCTTTGCCTTGGGTCTCGCCCTCACGGGAACTGGGGTCGGGGGTTCGGCAGTGGTCGCCGGCTTGGACCCGGATGGCAAGCGCATCTACACCGGCACGGCGATTGGCACCTTATCGGGAGCCAATCAGACCGCCACGGGGTCGATCACGCTCACCGGGACCTACACCGGGTTTGGCGCCGGGATCATCAACAATCCCTACAGCCAGGGCGCGATTACGTAAGGAGTCGCTATGCCTGTTCAGCAACGTATGGTCGTGGCGGGGATGTCCGCCACGGAAGCCGCAGCCTCTGTCGGGACAGTCGCCAACAACCTGA